GGTCTAGGTTTGTTAACATAAGGCATGATCAGTTCCTTTCGGATTGTGCTCACAACTAACCACTGGACAGAATCTGCATAACCCACTTGTTATCGGGTTCCACGTATCGTTCTCAAGTGCTGCTTCTAACCTAGACAACTGCTGAATCTGTGGCTCCAGATACTCAAGCTTCATCTCTACCGTGTGCTTTTTCTGGATAAACTCTTTGCTAACTACAAACAGTAACGCCGACTTAACGGTGTGGATCTTGGGGAAGTGGATAAAGGTCGCCGCTGCTAGCACATCTAACTGCTGCGTGTCTGCAAACTTTGCATTCTTTCCGGTCTTGTAGTCAACAAGGTGCGCTACGCCTTTGTCCTCGTTGATGATCAGTAAGTCTGCTATCCCCCTCCACCAAAACCCCTTTGTATTAAAACCGCAGGGGGAGAGCGAGTCCCCCTTCTTCAGCAACCCCATCTCATACTCGCAGTGCTTCGTACCTTCGATTCGGTTCAGCGAGTCAAGCATGCCTTTAATAAACTCAAACTGTTCGGGTAGTGCTACACCATCTTTGATGTAGTCCTCGGCTGCTTTGTGTACTTCCTTGCCGTACAGCGTCGCTTCACTACCCTTATCCTGTACATCCTTCTTGATCTTAAGATGATAGTACTTACGTGGACATTGCTGAAATGTTTTTAGGCTGCTGTAGGACCAACTGATAGGCTTCATTGTTTTGGTTCGCAATATTGATGCTATGAACAAGCAACCGAGCCTCTGTAATTAACACCGGACCAAGCTCTGCGGCTTCCTGAAACTTCCTATTAAGCAACAGATTATGCAATTGTGCAAGTACCTTTTCGGTCCTGATCATGTTCTCAGAATAATCAACAAAATCAACAACTTCCATAAGTTTCCCCATACCCTGCTTCACAATTTAACGGTAGCTTGTCACACCAATCTGGACGCATCCGCATACACTGCTCGACGAATGCCTTGGCAACTTCTGCCTCTTCCTTTGGTGCTATACAAGCAATGGCATCATGCACGGTCATCACTACACGATACCGCCTAGCGATCAGTAACATCTGCTCGCCTATGATGATTCTAGCCAAAGCTTGGCAAACATTCTCCGTTACCTTCCCGCCGTAAATGCGGTTGGGTATGACTGCCTTCCCTTTCTTTGTATCGTACACAAACTCTTCTTTACCTTCGGGCGTAACATGTATCCGCAGGTTGGGGTACTTTATGTATAAGCCGTTAGGTAATGCAACACCATTACCGCCCTCGACAGTCAACACCCCTATCGTAGTTATCTGGTTCATCATGATTGCGATAAGCGCCCGTTGGCAGTCTTTCCACAGCATGGGGATCTGGGGGTAAGTCTCCCTGTATACCGTGATGATGCGCTGTGCTTCTGCCTCTGGCAGCGTTACACCAAAGTTCTTAAGCTGAGCTTGGAACTTCTTAGCCCCCATGCCATACCCTGCACCAAGGATTGTCGTCTTACCAACAAAGCGTTCGGAGTCTGTTATTTCTTCCACAGGTTTGCCGTAGATGGCAGATGCCATGATCCGATACACATCCTCCCCACGAGTGAAGGCATCGACCAAATCCCACTGCCCTGCCAACCACGCAAGCGTTCGCGCTTCGATCTGCGATGAGTCTGAATCAATCATCACGTAACCTTGGGGTGCACGAATCGCATGCTTCAGTAAAGACTTTCTTGGTAGGTTCTGTAGGTTAAGGTTGTCCGCACCGCCCCATCTGCCTGTATGTGCTGCGTAATACTTGAGTGGCACGGGCATGCGCCCACGCTCTGCGATCCCGATAAAGCGTTCTGTCCTAGTCTCTTCTAGGGTTGACTTAGTTCCAAGCCTTGCAGCTACTAGAGCTTGTACTTCAGGGTTCTCATGTTCGGCCAACGCCTTAAACTCTTCGTCATTCTTAGCTAGTGCTAAGGTCTCACGCCCCGTGGTGGGACTAATTTTTGTAGGTGGCGTAACGCCAAGGCTTGTTAGCGTATCTGCGAACTGAGGGTTGCTCATCAGTGTCGCTCTGTCTACCGTAACCTTAGAGAGCAACTCTTCTTTTTTCTTTCTGACGTTTACTAGATGTTCTTCTAATACAGGCTTGTCTAGCACGAGCACAGGCTCTGAATACATCTTAATAGTCAGGTCGATCAGCCGCATCTCCATATGCGGGAAGTCTTCGGTCAAGCACTTTGATAAGTTGTACGTCAGGTCAACGTCATTGATGCAGTACTCGCCGTACCTGTCAATCTCTTCTTGAGAGAAATCTAGTCTGCGTTTGCCTAGCGCATTGACTACTTCTGTGCCTTTGACCCCGAGTTGGTAGTACCTCGCCAACGTCGCCAAGCTACCCCCCACCTCTGTACCGTGTATCGCCCTCGCCATACTGAGTGTATCAATCCATCCACGAGGCTTAATACCAAAATGCCAAGTAAGAATAGCGGCATCAAACATAGCATTGTGAGCAATTGCAAGAGAGTCGCGCCAGTTAAATTCTTGTAGAAACTTCTTTGTTTGTTCATACGTACCAGTAAACCATTCAGTGTCCTCCCCACCAACTTTAACTGCTACACCGATCACCTCAAAGCTAGGGCTGCGTATGTACTCTTCCGTTGTCATCTTGCTTAAAGAGAAATCACGACTGTAATAAGTCTCGAAATCAATAGTTAGTATGTTCATGTACGCAGTATCTCTTTGATGGTGGTGTGTAGTTCTTCGATGTTGTCTTCGTTAATCACAAAGGCTATACCCTTCGCTTGCTGTATTCGTTCTATCTCTCGTAGCTGTAGAGCGGTTGGCTTATTTGTTCCTGCCTTGCACTCGATAGCAAGGAAGTAGCCTCGGATACAACATATGATGTCAGGTACACCTGAACGACCATAGCCATGAGTAGCAGGGAAGAAGTAATAAATTTCATACTGCTTCAGTAGTTCTGTTACTTTCTTCTTGACCTTGTGTTCCTTGGTGTCCATGAGTTCTTTCCTTTACGTATTCAATCAATGCGTTACGCATACGTATGTAGCATGAAGACCCAACTCCGTTGTGTGTGAAGTACTCAATAACTTCTCTTGGGTATCGTATGTTGGTATGTATCAAGGTTGGATTTTTATTTGGCCCTCGTTTCCTTCTCTCGGTCATTGGCCTACACCTATATTGAATGGGTTGTGGAATTGGAACTTGGGTGCTTTGGCTTTCTTTACCTTGTCTTTCCTTTCTGTAGCGTAGTAACCGTAAGCCCACCCTAACTTTTTACAGATAGAAGATTGACGCAGCATAAGTTCGCGCTGCACCTTACCTTCTTCAAGCAACGGCATGAGCGAGTTGGATACGGCCTTGGTTGTAACGTTCAGCTTGCTTGCCAATTCCTTGAGCGTTACGGGTGAAGTTCTTGTCTCCATATATTTAAGACAAGCCTGACCCCTATCGATCTTAGCCTTGATTCTCAGTTTGTGGATACTCATACTCGTGCTCATTCGTCCCTCCACGTACCATCCTTAAATATAAAACGTGTAAACAATAACCTCCCATAGGTGTCGTAGTGTGCAGCCATACAGGGTGGATCGTTGTATGCCGGAGCGCGAGAGGGTAACCCCATGCCACTTGACGTTTGATGCGGGAAGTAATACATGGTTGTCACAGCTTCTTTGGGTACGTTCGGTGGTGTAGTGAAGTCATACAGTTCGCGTTTCATTGCTCACCCCTTGCTTTCAGCATAGCGTCTGCTAAGGCATATGCTGATTCTGCATACTTCATTGAATCTACGGTTTGTCCGCTAGGAATTAATGCCTGCATCGCCTTAGCTGCAAAGTAATCGCGCAGTGTCATTCCTGTTTCGTTCGGCCATCCGGTTCGTGGAAATGCTGGGCCTCCATTGTTAATCATTGCTCACCCCTTGCTCTGATGGCTGCGGCGCATTGTCGGTTCTCATAATCCTCACGCTGCATTCCAGCTTCATTGGTTATGCGGTTATCACACACCTTCGCACACGCCTCACGCTCTCTGGCTGCGACTATTTGACAAAGAGCGTAAACAGCCTCACCCACTACTACGATGCCGTTGTCTCGCATTAAGTCATCAATGCCGTCTCGTGTCATTGCTCACCCCTTGCTTCAACTTTTTCATAAGTCATTTCAAAGATGTCAGGCTTGCATGGGTAATGTTCGCCTTTAACGCCAGTAATGATCCAGTCGCCCGGCGTTACGATGTGTTCGCCTTCTAGTGTTTTTATGACCGGCACTTTATTAGATGTGACGCTTGGGCTAATCTTTGCTTGTGTGTAAGAGTCCTGCATAAATACCGCAGGGTGGTCACCCATCTTGAACCACTGCGTAGCCTCGATGATCACGGGTTTCTTTCTAAATTTCATTGCTCACCCCTTGCTCTGATGGCGGCGGCGCACAACTGCCCATCAAGACTTGGTGCTTCTTCAAGGCACACCTTCGCACACTCCTCACGCTCATGCTTGGAAACAAGGGCGGCGAAGCGTTCAAGAACATCGGGGGTGGCAAAGACTTGCACATCGTCCCAGTGCTCTGGGCTTCTGAAAGGTTTGCACCCCGCCGCCCGCGCCATGCGGATGATGTCCTCGCGGTTCATGCGTTTCCCCTTGCGCGGATGGCTTTCTTGCAATCCTCGGCATCCGGTTTGTTTTTGTAAGCCTCGTCCTCGTCTTCAAATTCTTGATTGCACCAGTCATGAAACATCTGGTCGCACAACCTTGCACACTGTTCTCTTTCATGCTCGGCAACAAGGGCAGCGAAGCGTGTTACAGAATTTAACGGCTTTTCGTCAGATCCGTAAGCCAATCCAGCCCCCCGCGCCATGCGGATTATTTCTTCTCTATCCATGATTCTTCCCCTTCTTTGTTACTCCATTCTTGCCACCTTGCTGCGATGAGATCTAATAAATGTTTAAGCAGCGATTGATCTGAATCAGATAAATCATCTCTACCTGCGTACTCAAACAGCAAGTTCCATATAGCTT